GCCTGCAGAAATGAAGTATAGTTGTCATAGTCACCTCCAGTGGTTGTATCCACTGGTGCGCCATATTCTTTAATTAGTTCCTTCTCAGAAGATACTAATCCTACTTCTCCTACTGGGCCCCAGCTGAAGTGACCTGCGTATGCACCGATTGATGTCGATACTGCGGGGATCACATTAGTCAAATCTACTTCTTTGACCTCTACTCCTGGTGATACCTGAAATGCCATTCTAGTTTGTTCCTTTCAATGTTTTATTAATAAGTTTATTCATAACAAGATTGTCTCAATATTTCTATTTATATAATCTTTACTTTACAGATCGTGCCACGCTCTTGCTTCGTTCGCCATTTCTTCATGTCTATTTTCGCCCTTCGAAGCATTGTTTATAATACCAAATGGTGGAACATCGTTCTCTATCTGCTCCATTTTTTCTTTGAATAGCATCTCCTTTAGATCGACTGTCGATATATCTCCGAACGCTTCAGATGATACAAACCATGCAAACATAACTAAATTCATAACTAGATCATCGTGGTTTCCAGAGCTTGCCTCATAAGAACTGCCTTTCACCTCGAATGTAGATAATTCTAAAATAGTCTGTTCATCTATGATATTTATCTTCCCTAATTCTACTAAATCTTTTAGGTTAGAGCAGCCGATCCGCTTGATCCTTTTTGTCATCATTACCCCGATGCCATTCTTACGAACGCTTGATTCGACAAACATATTTTCGTATTCGTGCTCATAGTATACATCATTACACACGACTATTCCAACATCATTACTTTCAATGATAACTAAGGCTTCATTATACTCTCGTGCAACTCTTACAATAATATCTCCAAAGATCATCGGAGATATCATGTTATCTCTGAACGTTGCAACTTGTCTAAATTTACCAAATGTTGCATCAATAACTGTAATAGTCGAATAGTCTTGACCCCGACCCTTAGAAACGTCAACAGTCATTACATACTGGTGGTCATTAATAGGATCTTCATAGTATTTTACACCGCGGTGGAATCTTTCAGCAGAATGCATCTGCAAACCGAGTAGAGTGTTAGAGGAAATGAGTGTGTTCGAAGTTCCAATAAAACTATTGCCAAATTCCTGATCAAACTGTAATTCTGAAGTGTTGGCGATAGTCAGTGCTTTCCACGCTTCATCACGACCAGGAACATCGAACCAATCTATGCGGAATGGTACAAATTCGTTCTTCTTTTTCTGTGCAGCTTCCCACAAGCCGCAGAAAATATTTCCAATGCCATTCGCAGTAGATGTGATAATTACTTTAGTTTCGGTGCCAGCAGAAACCACCGGGTATGTAGATGTATAAAACTCACTGGCATTTTCAACGAATGCGAACTCATCAAGGAAAAGTAGATTGACAGAAAGTCCTCGAATAGAACTTGCTGAAGTAGCTGCCGCGATTATTCTTGAATTATTAGAAAACTCAATTGAACCTTTATTAAGAGCTTTACATCCTGGTTGTAAAAAGAATGGAAGATTCTCAAGAGCCAGTGTGATGCGGCTCAACATCTCTCTCGCAGTAGATCCTTTGTTAGCAAGTATCGCAACGGTCTTTTCAGCGTGAAAAATAACATACCACAGAATGTAAATTACCGATGAAATAGATTTACCTGATTGGCGACATGCGAGGACAATGTTGAAGCGATTCTCGTTGAACTGCTTGAACATGTTCTTTTGATACTCGTACGGGATAAATGGCACTAACCCCTTATCCAGCGATATCACTTTAACATATTTCTCAACGAAATAGATAGGATCATTCATACACTTCACGTACTCATCAACCTCTTCCGCTGAGAACTGAGTCTTAAGCCCGTCCTTTTTCACTAGCGGGTTACCCATGTAACCGCCATTACCATTTACTAAAATTTCAGACATCTACTGATTCATCTTTACTTCTGCCTTTAAGATACTTTTGCAATTCTGTAGTTGATCCAACAAAAATAGAATTATTAGTAGTTGTGCTTGAAGGCCCACCTTTTTCTTGAGTGATGTCTTTCCGCATCTTCTGCAATTTAACAAGATCGTGTGTCATCTCGCTAGTGTGTTTTATCATTGTTGACAATACTTCAAATGCTCTAGGATGCTCTGACTCCGATGCAAGCGCCATCATCTGATTGATCGATTCGCACGACTGATCGATTAGCATCTTCATTTTATCTCGAGAGTACTCAACGTCTGTCTCGGTGTCACTCGCTATCTGATAACCTGAAACTTCAGTTTGAGGACTTTGCGTTATTTCAAGATTTTCTGCTTCTTCAATTATTTCATCTTCACGATCCATGATCAAAACCAAATGTAGTTGTTATAGTATCGGTGCTATCAAGCGGCGCTGTATCGCCCGCTGCCACTGCAACACGGATATTTGTATTATTAACGCCGTAAGGATTAGCTGTTTTTAGGCTTGTGTCGACGCTATCAAATAAGAACGTGTCAACCTTTCTTATGAGGCCTTGCTTACTTACTCCACCGGCAAACTTCACTTTCATACTAAAATCAAGAGTGTACATGATAGTTCTCCTTGTATCAAAATCACCCTCATAATCATCGTTCATTGAGATTGAATTTAGTATGATAGGAACATCAGTAGTAGTGTTCTTCCCTTCAAGTTCTTTTATACTTACAGTGTACTCAGGAGAAAATGTAGGTAGAATCTGTTCTACTATTTGTAGTGCTTCATCTTGATTGAGAGCATAAATATTTAATTGCATTCCGATAATATATGGAACACTTTGATACAGAGTATTAACATTATCGCTATCACCATCAATCGGAATCATCTTCTTGTTGAAGCGATTCAGCTTACTCTCGTTGTCATACTCTATCGAAGTAATCTCGAAACTAATCCTAGGTAGTTTGATCGCGATCGTTTCTGAAGTAGAACCAGATGCATCTGAACTGATCCGTGCAAGAAATTTCTTCCTAGGACCATACGCAACAGGCACTTTTTCTTCTGTGGCTCCAGGTCGAAGGATCTTAATGTTGTTGAATAGTGTACCAAAAACAGCTACAGATGTTCTGACTGTTTTGTTATAAAAATGTGTTCCGCTTAGCATATCTTAAGTTGTTATGTTTGGCATTCCGAATGGATTATTCTTAGTAAAATCAATGAATGAATTACCTTCAGTTTCAAAATCTGTATTGTCCGCGTAAGGATCATTATCGTCGATCGTGCTAAATGCATCTACTGTTGAAATTACGTAAGAAGGATTAGGACTATTCTGTGATCCTGATACATTACCCCATGAGCCCTCTGTTTTAACAAAGCCAGTATTGCTACTATCACTTGCGAGCTGGTTGGTGACATCTATATAATTAGTTCCGATAACGGCAACTTCACCTGTCACTGTTATTGTTCCGTTAGTCTGAGTAACATCTTCACCAACAGCAAATGTTCCTGCTCCGCTTCCTAAGTTTAAGCGAGTTCGTACACCGAACTTTATTTCAAACTTGTCAACCTCTGATACACCCGTATCAATCTCTTGATTGTTGTATTCGAACTGTTGACATGACAATTTAAATGTAGGAACGTTCTGAAGTTGATAGAACGGGGTTTCATCTTCAACGTAATTAATTTCAAATAAACCATTAACAAGTGGGAAGTATATCAGATCACCTTCTTGAGGTCTAACTTCTACTGGATCCTGGAACCTCGATACGAGTTGTTCCCAACGTCTATTTGAAACAATAAGATTGATGCTGTCTCGTATTTCTACGCCGAACTTTGAAAGCAAGTCACCATCACCACCGAAACCATCAGTGTTTTCAACATACATTTCAATCTGATGCGCAGCACCAAATTTCGCAAGGGCATCCTCGTTAAATATAGAATCAGTATTTACAATACTCCTAGGAATATAAAACACATCATGTCCATAAATCTTAAGAGCCTCTATAGTAATATCTTCATAGAGTCTCTTTTCAGGAGTTGACCCCTGATTAAAATATACGTTCCTTGGCATCTTATCCTATAAAATCTAATGGTGGTAATTCGTGTTCAAGACGAATCTTCTCTTCAAGCTTTTCAATATCAGCGATAGCATCATCGTATATTTGGCGGCCGTTCATCGTAACACCGCCAGGTAGAACCATACCCTCGAATTTAATAAGATTCAATCCCCATTGCCTCTTAACTAATGCAGTAGTATATCTCTTTAAAAACATATCGTTGTATACCGTAGTGAAACTCTCTGGATCAACAGCGCTGTATCCGTCAAACACGACATAGTTTCCTACTCCGAGATCTTTTAGAGCATCTGTGTGAAAATTCACTCGTCCCTTATGTCGACTGTATTGGATCATTTCATAGACGCCGTTTATATTACGGTCGATTAATGAAAGATACTGCTGAGTCAATTCGTAATTAACGATACCGCCAGA